TTCTATCATTTAACCATATTAATTTATTAATATAGTAATAAAATAATGATGGTGCAAAGGTTTTTACTGGTTGTGGGTCATGCTGTATTATTCTTATTATAATAAATATAATTGCAATTATAATTGAATTAAGTATTAGTATTTTTTTCTTTTCGGTTTTATTATAATTTTTATTTGGCTTATAAAATAAGATAAAAGGTACAATTAAATATGATGTTATGGTTATAATAAAATCTAACATTATATTTATAAAATTATAGTTCATATTTTCTTTCTCCCTTATTAATTATAGCTATACATATTTTTTATAATTATTTATCCTATAATCTAGTTCTTTTCTCTCTAGCAATACCTACAATTCTAACAGGTAACTCTGATATTTGTTCCTTGCTGTAAAAAGTAGGCTTGTAGCCATCACTATTATTCAGATTAAATGGTACTAATGTAATTCCATTCTCAGTAATGGTTACATTTTTAAATGTAGCATCAAAGCCATTAACCATAACAGCACAGTCTTTATTATTTGCTAGTATGTAGTCTTCTGTATGTTCAAATATTACTATGTCGTTTTCATTATACTTTGGATACATACTATCTCCACTGATTTTCAGTCCATAGAACTCTTTATTTCCCTTCATCCAGTCTTTTGGTATATCTACATATTCTAATATATCTTGTTGTGCTTCTATTGCTATACCAGCTTTAATTGAACCTAAAACTGGTATTTGCACAGTATCACTTGATATTTCTACTAATGTTGCATTATCAAAAGATAATGGTGGAAAAAAATCGTTAATAGAGATTTTAAAAAATTCTGCTAATTTAAATAGAATGTCTTGGTTAGTTTTTCTATCTCCTATTTCGTATCTAGAAATAGTTTGAGATGTGGTATTTAAATATTCTGCTAAATCTTCTTGAGTAAGGTTTTTTCTTTCTCTCAATTCTCTTATTTTGTTACCTATGTATTTGTTTATATCCATATTAATTCCCCTTTCATTAATATAATAACACAAAAAACACCAAAATGGAAGAAAAAGTTGTAAAAAGGTAAAAAAAGTGTTGACTATGTACCAAAATGGTGATAAAATGAAAGTGCAATAGGGAAGGAGAGTGTAAAAATTGCAAAATAAATTAATACTTTTAAGAAAAGAACAGAAGATTACACAAAATGAATTAGCTCAGTTATTAGGCATAACTACTAAACAATATGGTTCAAAAGAACTTGGCAAAACAAAATTTAATGGTGACGAAATGTTTAAAATAGCAGAGTACTTTAATTTAAAAGTGGATGATATTTTTTTACCCACAACTCACCAAAACGGTGAATTGCAAGAGAAAGAATAATAGGAAAACAAAGAAAAAATCAATAATAAGTCCTGGTAAGACGAAAAGAAAGGAGAAACTTGTGGAAAATCAGATGTATGGTGCAAGGGAAATAGAAATGATAACGGGCTTTAAAACAACATCTGCTTATGAATTAATAAAGAAATTACAAAAGATGTTTAAAGAAGAAAATCCTGATGCACTAATATTTAAGAATAAAATTCCTAAAACTTACTTTGAAGAAAAAGTTTTAGGAAAAAAGGAAAGGAGTGAAAAACCATGAATAAGATAATAGACTATTTCTTTGATAGTGAAGAACAACTAGAAGAACATATAAAAGCATGGAAATTGATAGGAATAGTAGCAGTTGTAAGTCTTGTAGCAAGTAGTTTTGTGGCATAAAAAAAGAAAGACATGTAACAAATCTTTCTGTAGAAAATTATAACATATTTTGCAGAAAAAATCAAATGGGGTATTGGTTAAAAACTAGGGAAAGGAACAGACAAATGGATGGATATATTAAGTTATATAGAAAACTATTAGATAATCCTATAGTTTGTAAGGATGTTGAAACGTTAGGAATATGGATATATTTACTTTTAAATGCTACTCATAAAAAAGTTGATGTATTGTTTAATTCTAAAAAGATAACACTTGAACCTGGACAACTCATAACAGGCAGAAAAGCTATAGCAGCGAAACTAAAGGTCGATGAAAGCAAAGTAGAACGAACTTTGAAAATGCTAAAAAACGAACAACAAATTGAACAACAAACAAGTTCCAAAAATCGCCTGATTACAATACTAAATTGGGAATTGTACCAGCAAAATGAACAACAACTTGAACAACAAGTGAACAACGAACGAACAACAAGTGAACAACAAGTGAACACTAACAAGAATGAAAAGAATGTAAAGAATGAAAGAAATAATATATCTATTGCGCAATTTGAAGAATTTTGGAAAGCATATCCAAAGAAACGTAGCAAAGAAAATTGTTTGAAATGGTATTTGAAAAACAAACCAACAGAAGAAGAACAAAAGCAAATATTACTAGCTATAGCATTTTTCAAAAATGATAAGCAGTGGAAAGATGAACAATACATTCCTTACCCGTCAACGTTCTTGAACCAAAAACGATGGGAGGATATTAAATGACAAATGATGTAGTGTTGTTGTTTATTCAGCAAATTAGAAAAGATTATCCAAAGTTTGATTTATCAGCAGACGAATATCAAGTGTGGCATGATCAACTAATGAAAATCAAAAAAGAAGTAGCGGAATTAAAATACGAAGAACATAAGAAAAGTGGCTACAAAACAATACCACCAAAATTAGAAGTCTTTATTTACGAACCTAAGGAAGAAACGAAGAAAAGAATAATTACAGAAAAGTGTAACTGGTGCGGAAGAATATTTTATCATGAAGCTATGAACTTACATGAAGCTAGACACAGAAGTATAGACTACATTAAATCAAGAACCGAGAAATACTTCAGCAAAGAATTCACGAAAGAAAAATACGAAGACCTAATGACTATGAAAGAAGAAGACTTTCAGCTAACTTACGATAAGTTCCTAAAGGTTTTATTAAAAGTGGTAACAGGTGCTGAAAAAATAGCAATATTAAGCTCATTTTACGCAAAAGAAAATCCTGGAACGAGAATTCCAATTGATATTTGCGAATGGTGGGCTAAGAAAAATATAGAAGAAAGATAGGAGATAAAAAATGAAAAAAGAAATGGAAACAAACAAAGAAAATTATGTTAAGGAATTACAAAAACTAATTCAAATTAAAAAAAACAGATTTTTAAAATCTTTAGAAAATACAAAGGAAGGTATGATATTAATAAACGAGAAAGAATGCTTTGTGTTTGGAAGTAAGGACAACATAGAAGCACTAATCGGAATGTTAACAATTAGATTATTTAACGATAAAGCTATGACAGAAAATGAGTTAATAAACGCTGTAAAGCATGGTATAGAATTTGCAAGCTTTGAAAGAGAAATGAAGAAAGATAAAGAATTTGCAAATAAAGTGGAAGACTTATTAAAGAGTATTAAAAAGTTTATGGAGGACTAATGAAAGCAAAGGAAAAAGATAAATATGATTTTGGTGAAAAAGAAATAGAAAATATAAATGGTCAAAAAATACCAGTTGAATATCATACACCAAAATACAAAGAAGCAAAAAACAAAGCCGTTGAATTATTAGAAAGTGCTAAATTTAAAGGAATACTTAAAGCAAGTGACTTTTGGATATTAGTTAACACTTATGCTAACAAAACTAAAGCAATGTATAGTGGATTAATTATAAGTCACGATGGCTGTTTAAAAGTAAATGATGTATTAGAAGAAAAATTAAAATTTAAACCTGAGTGTGTGACTATAGACAAAGATGGTTTTAACAACTCATTGGTATTTGCTTACAATTGTCCCGAACAAGGAATTTATGAAGTAGGAGAAGTAAGTAAAAGTAATTGTAAAAATGATTACCCTTACGCTATGGCTTTAAAAAGATGTATGGATAGGGTAATTTTAAAAAATAGCAAGATAGCTTATTCAGGAATATACAGCGATAGTGAAAGTGACGAATTTTTAAAAAGAACTGAAGATGAGGGAGTTAAAGAAACTGCTAAAAAGATAGAAAATAAAACTACAGAAACTGATAAAAAGATAGAAGAAAAAACTACAGAAACTGATATAAAAATTACACCAGCTCAAATAAAAGAAATTGTAAAATTTTATAAAGCTGATAATTTAGAAAAACTGCTACTAGCTAATGGTCTTGAAAAGTTACAAGATATGTCAATGGAAGCAGCTAGTGAAGTTATTAAAAGAATTAAACAAAAATTGGAGGAAAAGAAAAATGGAACTAATTAAAATTGAAAATGACACTAAATTATTAGATGTTGAAGTATCAAAAAAAATCAAAGATTTAAAACAAATATTAAAAACTGCTAAACAAAAAGAAGAAGAATTAAGTCAATTAATACTTGAAGAAATGGAAAACAAAAATATTCTCAATTTAGAAACTGATGACTTAAGCATAACTTATATCGCACCAGCTGAAAGAGAAACATTCGATAGCAAAAGATTTAGAGAAGATAATCCAGATTTGTATGATGAATATGTTAAATTCTCTCCGGTTAAGAGTTCTATCAGAATAAAGGTAAAATAATGGATACGTGGGAGATAAAAGGGCACACACTTGAATACATAGACGAAATACACCAGTACTTAGTTGACGGCGTGTGTGTTCCCAGTATCACACAGATACTGAAAGTTAAGTTTGGAAATAAATATGCTGGTATATCAAAAGAAGTACTAGACAACGCAGCTAAGAAAGGAACTGAAGTTCACGAAAGCATTGAGAATTATGAGAAGTTAGGAATTGATATTAATATTCCGGAATTAAAGAATTACAAATTCTTAAAGAAACATTACAACTTTGAATGCTTAGACAATGAAGTTCCAATTATCTTATTTCAAGATAACGAACCAATAGCAGCTGGTCGGTTAGACTTAGTATTAAAGCTAGAAAATGGAGATACAGCCTTAGGAGATATAAAAAGAACATCGGTACTTGATAAAGAGTATTTAGCGTATCAACTTAACTTGTATAGAATTGGATACCAGCAATGCTATGAGACTGAAATTAAAGCACTTAAAGGACTTCATTTAAGAGAAAATGTGCGAAAGTATGTTGATTTACCAATAAATGAACAAATGGCTTTAGAACTCGTTAAAAAATATATGGAGGGAGAGAACGAAAGAACATTTAGACACGCTGTCAAAGCAAATAACGCACTTTATTATGAAGATAAAGCAAGTAAGTTTATAGCTCATTCAAGCAAAGGTTACATAGCAACAACAAATGAAGAGATACTTATAAGATGTGCTAAAGACTTTAGAAAACGTGCTATTGACCAACTTGTAGAAACTTCAAGAATATATAAAAAATTAAAATTGAAAGGAAATTTAAAACTAGTAATTAATGAAGAAAACTTACTAGTAGTAGAAGAATAGGAGAAAGATTATGAATAGTGTAAATTTAATAGGAAGAATAACAAAGGATGTTGAATTAAAAACTACAGAAAGTGGAATGGTCGCTACATCAATGTTTATAGCAATTAACAACGGAAAAAATGAAAATGGAGAAGACAAACCGGCAGACTTTCCAAAAATCTGTGTTTATGAAAAACAAGCAGAGAATTTAGCTAAATATTGTAAGAAAGGAAGTTTAGTAGGAGTAAATGGTAGAATAAAAACAAGAAATTATGAAAAAGAAGATGGAACTAAGATTTATGAAACTTATGTAATAGCTAATAGAGTAGAATTTTTAGATACAAAATCTAATGGCAGTGGCTATACAATGCCGGAAGCAGATTATACAGTTCGTACTGAAACGCCATCGTACACACCAGTTGAAGAAAAGCAAGAAGAACCAGTATCAGACCCATTCGCGGAATTTGGAGAGCAAGTGTCACTTAGTGACGATGATTTACCATTTTAAGGAGCTAATATGGAAACAAAGGATTTAGAAAGCTACTATCCAGGTTATGATGAGTATCTGGAACAAAAGGAAGAAGAAAATATAGAAGAAAATGTAGATAATTACGTTGACGAAATGAGGTTGAGAGAAAGTGAGAATTAAATTATTTTATAAATCAGATTACGAATACATGAAATCAAAATGTAGTGAATTAAATGGAGTAATTAGAGAATTGAAAGGCAAACTTGAAATTGGAGAAAGTCAATATCAAGAACTAGTAGAAGAAAAAGAAGATTTAATGGACAAGGTTGATAAATTGACGTTTGATTTTGAAAGGAGTTCTGAACTTGTGGATGAACTTCAAGATAAGCTATCTAAAAGGCAAAAAGAAGTAGTGTCCTTGAAAACTGCAAAAGGTGGTTTTACTAAAAAAATAAATCAGTTAACTAATGAACTCAAGTCTAAAGATAAAGAGATAGAAGAACTAAAACAAAAATTAGCAGAAAGCATGACAGATAAATACGCTGTTAAAAAGATTAAATCCGGTAGAAGACCTAATACATTAAAAAGGTCTTCTGCTAGACCTATAAAAGGTTCTGTACAAAAGTATCAACAAAAGTTAGAGAGGATGGAAGTATGAAATTAAATTTAGATAAACCGTTCTATTTAATAGCGGAATACTGGTTAGGGGACATAAAAGGCTTTATAAAATTAGGAGATGACCGAAAAGAAATAGAAGAAATTTTTAAAGAAAAATATATGTGGAAGCCTAATACTTTTGGAGTAACAGAAGAAAGTTACGAACTTTTAGAAGTTAATGCAAAAGTAATTATGACTGACCTAGACATCATTAGTGAGGAGGAAAAACATAAATGATAGTAATTGATTTAAGTGATATTATCGCTATATTCATAATTCTTTTAATTATAATAATATCTATTATAATGGTAATAATTGAAACAATAAAACAAATAGGCAAAAAAAATTGCTATGAGTGTAAAAATTATGAGTTATATGATGTTTGTAGTTGCGGAGATGGGTGTAGATATAAATGCATAAAGAAAAATAGAATTGATGATGTTGTAAGCATGAATTGCAAAGTACATTATGAAAAATGTAAAGAAAGTGAGAAAGAATGAAATTAGAAGTAGGAATGTATGTTAGGACTAAATGTGGTATTGCCAAAATAACAGATATAATATGTGGACAAGATGTAAAGTTTGATAATGAAAATATTTTTGAAGATAATGATGATAAAACACACCATATGTATGATGGGATATCAAAAAATGATTATTTTTTTCAACATGAAATAGTAGGAGAGCCTAGTTTCGATATCATTGATTTAGTACGAGAAGGAGACTATGTTAATGGCGAAAAAGTAATTGCTCTTAAAAAAGACATATCTGAAAGAAATATTCATTTTAATTCTAAAAAGTGCAATATATTTACTGATTATTCATTAGCGGAAAATTGGTATTTTGGAATAGAAGATAAAGATATTAAATCAATAGTAACAAAAGAACAATATAAAAATATAGAATATAGAATAGGAGAATAGATAATGAAAATAATAGATTTATTAAATAGAATAGCAAATGAAGAAGAGCTTCCAAAAAAAATAAAATACGGAAGCAAAATTTGGGAATATGAAGAAGCTTCTGATGACTATAAAAGTGGTAATTTATATTTGTTTGAAAATTTGTTTGATTATACTAAAACAAGTGATTTCATAAATGACTACATAGAAATATTCGAAGAGCCAAAGAAGATAGAAAAAATACCACTCCCAAGTTTTGATGAATTTAAAAAGATGAGTGCAGAAGAAAGATATGTAATTACTGCTAAAGAATATGATTTGCTTAATGAACTAATAGATGAAATTAACAATTTAAAGGAGAAATAGGTATGAAATATTATTATGAATACAAAGATAAAAATGGTTGTAAAGTCAGTGGGCATAATTTAGAAAATATTGATTTTTTTGATAATTATATAAGATTATTGGGAGTAGATATTATTCCAACAAGTTATGATTACGAAGAACAACATTGGGGAACACTTTTAGATATGAATGAAATAGAATATTTAAAAATAAGTCCTATGTTAGAAAAGGAGAATGATTAAAATATGAAAAGTGCCAGAGAGTTATTTAAAGAATTAGATTTTTACATAACAAAAGAAAAGCCTTTAACTTACCGAAATGATGATGGTGGTTATATCACTCAATATTTATTTAATCCAATAACACAATGTTTACAAATAACTGAATGGGAAGAATATTCAAATAATAAACCACAAGGTGGTACAACATTGAGTTTAGAGCATTTAAGAGCAATAAATCAACAGGTAAATGAACTTAGTTGGAAATAGAAAGGAATTATAAAAATGAAATTATGGATCAGAAGTCAGGATGGAATTTTATTAGAAAAAGCAGAAGCTATAAAGATAGCTAATTATGATGGTACTATTGGTATTGTTATAAATAATGATTATGTATTTGGAGAATATAAAACAAAAGAAAGAGCCATTGAAGTTTTAGATGAAATACAAAATATATTAAAAAAAGATAAATTTGAAGATGAAAGATTTTGTTGTGATAAACTTACAAAAGCAATGGTATACCAAATGCCAGAAAATTAAAGAAAGGGCTGATATTATGCTTAAAATAAAAGATAACGTGGATTTGAAAGAGTTGGAAAAGTATGGGTTCATCAAGGTGAAAAAAGGTATGACCGAGTTTGTTCCAGAAGTTAAATATTGGTACACATTAAATAATAGTGAATATGATTGTATAACAGTACTTAAAGATAGACACATATTTTTTGGTTTGGATTGTTATGGTGATACTCATGATGTTATATATGAATTAATAAAAGCCGATTTAGTTGTAAAGGTGGAGATGTCCGAATGAATAAATCAGTAATGAAATGTTGTATATGTAATAATGAAAGCATAGGACAATTTATAACTATAAATAATAAAAAATATCATTTATGTTGCATAGAACAATTACAACAAGAAAACAAAATCTTAAGAGAAAATGCTGAACATAATGACAAAGTAGTTGATAAAGTAAATTGGGAAAATATGTTGTTGAAGAAAGAAAACCAAGAATTAAAATCACAATTAAAAGGGACTACACATTGTTATGATGAAGAAGAACATCGTAAATTGCAAGAAAATTATGATAGAATTTACGCTGAGAATTGTAAATTAAGAGAAGAACATAATATAAATGACATCAGCCTATTAGATGAAAATTATCGGCTAAAAAAAGGAATTTATAGGATATATGATTATTTAGAAGATAAATATGGTTGTAGCGCTGTAAAAGGTATTATTAATGATACAGATGTTGATGAATTATATGAAATATTAGACGAGGTGTTAAAATGATGGATAGAAAAGATATATTTATGAGTGGTTTTAAGTCAAAAATAGGTTATTCATTTACTTATAAAGATTTGGCTGAATTTGAGGCAATAATAGATTTTTATGAACAACAAGCCAAAAAGCAAAAAGAAATTATTGAAATAATATTTAGCGAAACAAAAGAAACAAGAAATATAATAAATAATAATCGGGGTGACAATATATTAACAAAAGGTTGTTTAATACATTATTTAGGAATTGTTGAAGATTTATTAGAAGAGGTATCAGAATGAGTAAAGTATTAATATACAGTCAAGAAGATTTAGACTTAATTTTAGAACTTGAAAAAGAAAAAAATGAAGAACTACAACAAGAAAACAAACAACTAAAAGAACAATTATTAGTAGCTCAAACAAATGAAGAAACATTTAGACTAGAAATGGAAGATATAACACAAACACTAGGACTAGATGAAGACACATTATTTGATGATGTTAAAGCATATTCAAGAAGTTTAAAGGATAATTGGAACGAATTAAAGAGATGGTTATATGAAGAGCATTATTTATATGTACCTGAAATTGCTAGAAATTCAATATATCAAAAAGTTTTAGAAAAGGTATATGAAATAGAAAAGGAGAGTAATAGTAATGAATAATATCAGGATTTGCAAGAAACAACAAAAAGAGTTTATAGAGTGGTTAGAAGATAAAATACAGCAACAAGAAACATTGATGGCAGAAAATCAAGAAAAATTATATTTCTTAATGTATGAAGATAAGAAAGAGGATTTAAAGTTATATTCACGAAAAGCATATACAAGAAGAATAATTCTTGAAGAGATTTTACAAAAATATAAAGAAATAATAGGAGGTATGTATGAATAAAGAAGAACAACAAGCATTTGATAAATGTATGAAAGCGATTAAAAGGCTATTGATTGAAGAAAAACAATGTAAACAAAAATTAGAAAGAATACAAAAAGATAAAATGAATTGTATAAGGGTATTATTAGATGATAAATATTGTGAAGAAATAATAGGAGAGTGATAAGTAATGAAATTACACGAATTTAAACAAAGATTAAAATTAGCAATAAAAATTATATTTGGATATAATATTATTGTATATGAAGAAAACACAAAAATAGTAAATTTAGTTATAAATAATTGTTTAGATATAGTCGATAGTAAACATGATTATGCTATAGACAAAGGGCACGTGTTTAAAGACAATAATGGTAAAATTAGATATTTAGGAGGCGAATAATGAAATTAGAAGTAGGAAAATGGTGTAGAACAAAAAAAGGAACAATATTTAAAATCATTGGTGGAAATGTTGATATGTGGGAAATAGATATAGATTATTCTTATTTATCTAAATGTGAAAACGAAGATTACAATTCTTATGCTTATAATAAAAATAATAGTTTATTTGAATATTTAGTAGTTAAAACCAGTTATAACATAATTGATATTTTGGAAGTTGGAGATTATGTTAATGGACTTAAAGTAATAGATATAGTAGAAAATGATATTTATATTTCAGATTATTATGCAGAAAGTTATATAGGCATTGTAAAAGTAAAAGACATTAAATCAATAGTAACACACGAGCAAATGGAACAAATGGCATATAAGGTGGAAAAGCAAAGACGAAAAAAAGATGAAATTAACAATTTAAAGGAGGAATAAATAAATGTGGAAATAATAGAAAAGGTAAAAGAAATATCTGAGCTAATGAATGAATTACAATCTTATACAAATAACTTAAGTGCTAATTTGCAAGCAGTAGATTATAGAATAAGTGATTTATTACATTTTATAGAAAGTGAGAAATTAGATACTAAGGCTTGTTATAGAATTGTCAAAGAACTTAAAAATGTAAGAAAAGACAGAAGAAAAATTAAAAACGATATGGAACTATCTAAGACTTTAAATCTAAATCTAAATAAGCTGTTAGGTATTGAAAATAGGCAATTCTTACTAGCAGAACTTAACAAGACAAATAATCACTTAAATAATAAATATAAAAATAGAATATATACTGAAGAAGAAATCAAAGAATTAATAGGAGTGTGATATATGTGTACAGGCTAAACTATGATAGGTCGTTGATAGAACTATTGAATAGGGGGTTTAGGTTTACACAAAACACAATAGAGTATGTAGAGGATAACGTAGTCTATTTAGAATTTGGTTTTAAGAATGATGAACATAAGTTTCGTTTGTTGAAGTCAAAAAGTGAAGATGAAGAGTTTTTAAGAAAAAGAAAAGAGATAATAAAAAGATTAATAAAAGAATGCGTTATTTTACATGTCAGAGATAGGTGGTGGCTTAAATGATAGAAGAGTTGAGTATAAAAGAATTAAAATATAAGATAAAAGAAGTAGAAGATGAACTAGAAATGTATCTTACCTTAAAGAAAATAGAATTCAATAAATCACAGCCAGGTGCTATGACATATAAGGACATAATCGTTCAAGGTGGACAACCTTTTGATAAATTTACACATTACCTAATCAAATCTGAACAATATGATGACAACATTATAGAATTAACACAAAAATTATTAGCATATCAAACTAGACTAGCAAAAAAGATTAAAAACATATGTAATGGAGATTCAAAAGCGTACATCACTTATTTAAGAGAAGAAGAACATATGAGCTGGAAACAAATTTGCAGACTAACACACTTTTCTGATAGACAAGCACGAAGAATTTATAGTGAAAAGTGAAGATGACCGGAAATGGCCGATTTAAAGTGGTATAATGTGTATAATGAGTACGATTAGAAATGAATACTCATTTATTACATCAAAATCCCTAGTGGCTACAATTAGTAGCCTAGAGAGATATATTCTTTACCATTGTCCTTTGGAAAGCTCCGATGTATCTTTCTAGGGTGCTAATTAGCACTAAATCTATACTGAGCCGGAGGTAATTGCCCGACAAAAGTGTATAGTATCAGCTATGATGGATAGCGGTTTAACGTTTCAGCCTTAAAAACGGAACTTCTATTATTCTTGGATGTGGTATGGCTAATGTACTAAAAGAATAAAACCGAACAACGGGGGAGAGTTGTAATTAGCAGTGTTACTTATTGGGATTAATTAACCAAAACAATAGGTAGCATAGAGTGAATATGAATAAATCGACTTTGTGAGTTTAAAAATGGTTTATAGTGCACTTGTATTTGCTCTATGGTATCTATTGTGGATACTAGATGTTCTAGTTTTATTGAAGACAACCTTAACTGGTTGTTTTTTAATTCCGAAAAAAAATAAATTGGAAAAATTCGGAATAGAAAGGTGGAAATGACTGATGGCAAAAGGTGTTAAGATAGACAATAAGAAAATTCAGCAAGTGATGGCAAGTTATGCACTTACTAATAGCTATAATGCAACATCTAAAGAATGCAATGTGTCGGATAAGACTGTAAAGAAAATTATTGAAGAACATTCCGAAGAATTCACGAAAGTATCCGAACGTAAAAAAATGCAGTTTGTAGAGTATGCAGATAAGCTAATAGATAAAGCTATGAAAAAACTAGATAAGGCATTAGATAGAAAAGATATTCCTATAAACAATTTAACTACTGCTATTGGTACATTGTATGACAAAAGAGCATTAGCAAAAGGCGAAAGCACTTCTAATAATTCCATTACAATTAACATGAGCGAAGAAATAAAGGAATTGAGCAAATGACTTTAAATATTGGCGAATTATATCCTAAACAAATATTATTCTGTAAAGCAACTAATAAGTATATTTGTTACGGCGGTGCTCGTGGTGGTGGAAAGAGTTATGTATCAAGAATAAAGATGGTGCTTTTAGCGTTATACTATTCAGGCATACAAATATTACTTTTAAGAAGAACATTGAAAGAATTAAGAGAAAACCATGTATTGCAGTTTCAGAAATTATTACGTGGCATAGCAACTTATAAAGATAGTACTAAAGAATTTATATTTCCAAATGGCTCTAGGATAGTATTAGGGTATTGTGATAACGAAAAAGATGTACTTCAATATCAAGGACAAGCATACGAAGTCATAGTTCTAGAAGAAGCGACAATGTTTACTGAATTTCAATTTCAGTCACTTACAGAAAGTAACCGTATGAGTGGAAATTTGAAAGTACCATTTATTCCAAGAATGTATTTCACATGCAATCCTGGTGGAGTTGGTCACGCTTGGGTTAAAAGATTATTTATAGATAAAGACTATAAAGAGTCAGAAACGCCTGAAGACTATTTATTTATTCCTGCTCAAGTATTTGAAAATAAGTATTTAATGGAAAATGACCCACAATACGTTAAAACACTTGAAAATTTACCGGAGGATAGAAAGCAAGCAATGCTTTATGGCAATTGGGATGTATTTGATGGGCAGTTCTTTAGAGAATTTAATAGAAATGTACATGTAGTTGAACCATTTACTATACCAGAAGAATGGAATAGATACGTAGCAGTAGACTATGGATTAGATATGTTTGCAGTGCTATTTATAGCTGTTGATACTAAAGGTAAAGCTTATGTTTACAATGAGATATATAAATCTAATTTAATTGTAAGTGAAGCTAGACAAGTATTAAAAAGCTATATGAGAGATAAGAAGTACAAAGATATATATGCACCACCTGATTTGTGGAATAGAAACAGAGATACTGGGAAGAGTACATTTGAACTATTTTATGATGGTGGTTTAATGTTTACTAAAGCAAGTAATGATAGAGTAGCAGGATGGTTAAATGTTAAAGAATGGTTAAAAGTTAAGAAAGTAAGAGATGAACAAACTGGAGAAATAAAAGAAGAAAGCGATTTAAAGATATTCAGTAATTGTACTAATCTTATTCGCTGTTTACCACAACTTCAGTATGATGACAAAAATCCTAATGATGTAGCAACAGAGCCACACGAAATAACCCATATAACAGATGCGTTAAGATATTTTTGTACTATGAGAATAACCAAAACAGTTGAAATAATAAATAGAGAAACTACATTTAACTTTGATATAGAAAAGCCAGATAATTATGATTACGGAGAGGAGATAGAAGTAATATGAAAAAGAAAATGTTACGTAAATTAAGAGAAATAAGTGAGGAAGTTTTAGGAAAAGACAAAACAGATGAAATTATAAAGAAAACTGTTGAGGAAGTCTTAAAAGAAACTAAGCCAAAGAAAAAGAAAGGAAAATAAAATAATATGGAACTATTGATTATGGGTGCTTTTATGATAGTGTCCTTTTATTTAGGGTTTATACTTGGATATAAAAAAATTAATAAAGAAAAAATAGAAATACCTACATTAAACCCAGTGAAAATTATCAGAGAAAGCAAAGAAAACAAAGAAGAAACAAAAAGGGCAAGAAAAGAACAAGAAATAATGGATATTAATCTTGCTAACATAGACGCTTACGATGGAACTAGTGTAGGACAAAAAGATTTTTAATAAGGAGGCAGAATGACACAAGAAGAAATTAAAACAACCGATATATGGGAATTGTATCAAAAAGGTCAAAATTTCATGTCAAAAATATACACAAATACTGATATGAACTTCCGTATGTACAATGGAGACCAGTGGGCTGGGTTAAAAATTAAGGGTGTAGAAAAAATACAACACAATTTTATTAAAAAGATAGTTAAACATAAAGTGGGTACTATTACTGCCAATTTGTTTGCAGTTAACTATAGTCCAGAAAACATTGAAACTAACGAGTTTATGGAAATCGCACAAAAAACTTGTGATTTGTTAAATAAAAAAGCAAGTAAGGTTTGGGATAAAGACTTCATGGATAAAAAAATAAAAAAAGTTTGCAGAAAATCAGCAATAAACGGGGAGTCAATAGTGTATGTTGATTATGATGAAAGTAACAATATTCCTATAAACGAAATCATAAGTAAAAATGATATTATTTTTGGCGACGAGAATGAGGAAGAAATTCAACTTCAACCCTGGATTATTATTAGGCAAAGAAAGACAATTTCAGAACTTCAAACATTGGCTAGAAGCTATGGAGTTAAAGAAGAAGATGTTCTTAATATTCGTGGAGATAGTGATTTAGGAAGTGCAAGTGGGGAAAGTGCTAAAAATGAAATAGAAGATAAATGTTGGTTGTTAACAAAATTATACAGAGAAAACGGTACGGTACATTTTAGCCAAGCAACTAAATATTGTGATTTAAAAAATGATATTGATACAGGATTAACACTTTATCAAGTAGCACATTATAACTGGGAAGATGTAGAAGGTAGCGCTAGAGGAATTGGAGAAGTTGAACAACTTATACCTAATCAACTTGAAACAAATAAAACAGCAATGAGAAGAGCTTTAACAATCAAAAATATAGCTTATCCACAAAAAGTTGTTAATATTGACTTAATTAATAATCCTGATGCTATAAATAGAGTTGGTTCAACAATTAAATTTAAAAATGTTGGAAATGTTAGAGCTAGTGATGTATTTATGAATGCATCAGCTGGAACTATTAGTCCAGATAGCGAAAAATTCCAAAATGAACTTATAAATTTATCAACAGAAATTAACAATGCTGGAGATGCTGTTACTGGAAACATTAACCCTGAAAGCGCGAGTGGTAGAGCAATTTTGGCCGTTCAAAACGCACAAAATCAACCATTAAATGATCAATTGATAGGGTTAAAGTCATTTATAGAAGATTTAGCACGTATTTGGTTTGAAATGTGGAGAGTTTATGCTAAAGATGGACTTTTAATAGAAGATGAACAAACAGATGATATAACAGGCCAGAAAACAACTAATCAGGTATTAGTGCCGCAATATATTTTAGAAGCATTAAGAACAAGTGTTAAAGTTGACATAACGCCAAAAGGAGCATTTGATAAGTACGCACAAGAGTTATCACTAGAAAATATGTTTACAACTGGAAAAATAACATTTGAAGAATATGTAGAAGCACTAGATACGGATAGTGTTATGCCTAAACAAAAACTTGAAATAATCTTAAAGAAAAGAGCTGAAAAAGAAAAACAAATAAACGAATATGAACTTCAAGCTGCTCAACTTAAGAATCAAGCACAAAAAGAAATAAGTTATGCACAAGATATAGAAAATATATCAAATGCAGGTAATGAAATGATTAATCAAGCGACTGCAAGTATGTAGTTGCTTTTTTGATAGACCAAGCATTAATGTCTATAAACTTTATAGGTCATAGTGAAGCAAACACTTAAAAATAGGAGGAGATTATGAACGAAGAAATTCAAAATGTTACAGATGTAACTGATGTAACTGAAAATACTGAGGAACAAACAGGAGAAGAAATTGTTGATGGTGTAGAGTTAACTGACACCGCTGATGATACTACTGACGTAGATACTGAAGAAACAAAAGAAGAACAACCAAAAGGTAGATTTTATACCGACGAAGAAGTAAACAGTATTGTTGATAAAAGAGTAGCAAGAAAAATGCGAAAGTATGAAAAACAAATGGCTGAATACGAAGATACAGAAAATGTACTTAAAAGCGCATTAGAAGTTGATAATATTTCGGATGCTAATAAGAAGTTACGAAGTTATTATCAAGAACAAGGTTATGAACTACCAGAAAAAAAGTCTAGTTATAGTGAGAGAGAATTAAACATTCTAGCAAAAGCTGAAGCAGATGAAATTATAGAAGAAGGTTATGATAGCATGTTAGAAGAAGCAAATAGGCTTGCAAAAATAGGCTATCAAAATCTAAATCAAAAAGAAAAGCTTATCTTTATGACTCTTGGAGATGAGTTAGATAAACAAAATGATACAAGAGAACTAAAAAAAATAGGTGTTAATGAAGAACTATTGAACGATTCAAAGTTTATAGAATTTAGAAGTATGTTTGACAAAAAAACACCTATAGAAAAAGTTTATGGTCTTTACAAAAACCAAGAACCTAAGCCAAAGGTTGAATTACCAGGAAGTATGAAAAACACTTCTGTTAAGGAAGAAAAAGAATATTTGACTCCAGAAGAAGTTGTAGCCCTTACACCTGAAGAATGGGAAAAGCCTGGTATGTGGGAAAAAGTAAGAAACTCCCAATTAAAATGGCCAAAAGAATAATTAAATAGAGGAGATGATATTAAATGAAAGATGCAATGCAAACAATATGGCATCAAGGGTATGAAAAAGCCCTTAAAACTATTACTTCATTAAGAAATCACTGTGATTTCAAATATGAAAAAGATACGCACAATGCGAGAAAGGTAATAATCTTAAATGCAGATAAACCATTAGTAAGAGACTATATTCCAGGAGTATCAATTAAAAGAGACCCTGCTAGTGTAACAAAACAGGAATTTGAAATGGACCAAATGAAGTATTTTAACATTGGCCTTGACCATGTATATAAAGCTCAAACAGTTGATGGAGCACTAGAATCTATTTGCCAAGAAGGTGCAGAAGCTTTAGTTGAAAAGGGAGATATGTATGTTGCTAAACTAGTTAACGATGGTGTTACTGCTGGTAAAGTAGAAGTAGTAGATGGTACATCAGCAACAAAATCAAATGCTATTGAAAAATTAGAGGAAGGATTAGTTAAACTTTATAAAAATAATGTTCCACAAAGTACTGAATTATATTCAGAAAACGACCCTACTTATTTTAGTAAAATAAGACAAAACTTAACTGAACTTTATACAAACAATGTTGAAATGGCTAAGAAAGGTATTATTGGTAAATATGGTAATGCTTTAATTACTATTGAAAATTTACTTCCAAAATTAGAGCCGACATATGCTGTTACAACTGATACTGATATTGTTGAAGGAAAGACTTATTATACAAGAAGTGGCGAAGCAAGTGCTTATGTTTATACAGAAGTTACTAGCCCAGTTAAATCTAGTTTGAGTTCATATTATGAAATCACTGGTTATGGAAAAGTTCTTAACTTCTTAAGAACTAAAAAAGCCGTTGCTTTCTGTGAACAAATTGAGAAAGTAGTTAACTATGAAGTTCAAGATGGTTTTGAAATTGCACAAAAAGGTTTATATGTATATGGTGGTTTACTAGTTAGACCTAAAGAAATTGTATGTATAAAAACAAGTCTTTAATTGAGAGAGAAATCTCTCTTTTTTCGTGTATCAAGAGACAAGAGTTAGTGCAAATCTGACTTACACGACCAAGAAAGGAAATATTTATGGAAAAGAAAGAAAAAGTAGAATATTACACATTAAGACCAAGTTTAAGACAGTTCTTTGGCAGAAAGGTAAATAAAACTTTAAAGTTTGATGAATATACAGAAGATAAAAAGATACATCAAACATTAAAAGATTTAATATTAACTACTGAAATAAAAGATACTAGAAAAATTGAAATGTTAGTTAATGGTAAAACAGAAACTTTAGAAAGTGAAGAAATAAGTGTTGTTAAACAAAAATTAGTAACTGGTGTTATATTAATTTGGGATGAAAAGCAAGGATATATTATACCAAGTTATCAAATGGCTACATTAGATGAAATAGAAAACGACTTAAAGGCTATGAAAGAAGCTTATAGGAGTGATGAAAATGACATTAAAGGAAATGAAAATAAAGACATTTAGTCTAATTGAAGAATATTATCCACAAGAAAAGAAATTTGCAGAAGATGAAGACGTCATAAATAAAATCAATGGTGTGATTAATCAAATACAACTTGATTTAATGAAATATAGAAAAATAAATGCAAGTTTAAGAGTAGAAATAAAAGAAAACGATGATAAAATTGTGGACTTAACTAAAATATTGACTAATTCTTATCAGATAAATTCTATTTGTTTTGACGAAGAAGTGTTGTATCAAATGCCGAACGACGACACACTAATACTACCTAAAGACTGGTATGGAACATTTACAATATATTATTATAAGTATCCTAGATTAGTTGAGACAGATTTATCAGAGGATAACTATAGTAAACAAGATGAAGAATTTACATTTGATTTAGACCCAGTACTGTTAGAAATAATGCCTTACGGTATTGCAGCAGATTTGCTAAAAATGGATATGATTAGTAATTATGGTAAATACTTCTATGAAAGATATTTAGAAATGAAAAATAATATAGACCCTAGAAGAACTTCAGGTCAAATAGTGATAGAAGGTGGTTACGATGTCTAGTATTACAGATTTAATTACGAGAAACTACACCAATTTTAGAGGTGTAGATTTTTCTTTTAACGATGTGATTTTATCAAGAAGCCCGGATGCTTTAAATATGTGGAAAAATTATAAAGAAGGTAATTTTATTCAAACAAGACCTGGGCTTAAAGAAATAGGAGATTTCGGTAATCAAATATATGGATTATTCTTTTATCAAGTAAATAATGTAGTTCAAGTATTAGTTCATAGTGGAACTAAAATGTATAAGTGGAATAACTATCCTAACAGTCCTGTTAATAAAACTGAATTATATACAGGATTAAATCCTAAAGCGAGTAATTCTTTTGTATTTAATAATATATTTTTCTTTAAAGATGGTATAAATTATTTAGAGTATGATGGAGAAACAATGAAAGAAGTTGTTGGAACTGTTCCGGTAACGTCATATTGGAAGAACCCAGCGGGAGATACACCAATTGATAGTGATACAGATAGTGATTTAGTTTATCAACCTATAAATTGTCTTACTAGTTGGAGAAGAAACTATTTTATAGCAGATGGTAAAAGTAAAGAATACAAACTTGATACAATTGATTTAGACCCTCTATCAATGTCTAATTTAGTTACTGCTACTATTAATGGAAGTAGTAAGACTGAAAATATTGATTTTAATGTGGACAGAAAAAATGGTACTATAACTTTTAATGATATACCACCAATTGATAATGAAGTAATGATTACTTTCAGTAAGACTATTGCAAATCATAAAGATAGAATAAATAAATGCAACTTGCTTTGTGAGTTTGATAACAGAATATTCTTTAGTGGAAACGTAGATTATCCTAATTCAGTATTCCATTGTATGTTAAATGACCCTAGATATGTAAGTGATATGAGTTACTATGAATGTGGACTTGATTTAGCACCTGTAAAGGCTTTAATACCTGGGAATGGAGTATTATGGGTAATTAAAGAAATTAATCAAAATTCAAGCAGTGTATATTATCTAACGCCGACTTTAGATAATACTTTAAGTAAGATTTATCCTAGTGTAAATGGTTCAATTGCACTTGGTTGTGTTTCAAAAGGCATAAACTTTAATGATGATGTTGTTTTCTTTTCTAAACAAGGTCTAGAGTCTGTGTCTAGTAGTGCTCTATATTCAGAACAAGTATTAGAGCATCGTTCAAGTTTAGTTGATAGAAAAATGTTATCAGAAAATGATTATGATAAAGTAGAGTTAGCAGAATTTAATGGCTATTTGCTATGTTTAATGGGTTCTCATGTGTATTTAGCAAATAGTAATGAATTATATCAAGATAGTACAGGAACTAAGCAATATGAGTGGTATTATTGGGAATTAGCTAATAATATAAACTTCATTAAAGAATACAGACAAAAATTGTTCTTTGGAAATGCTGTTGGTAAGATATATCAGTTAGATGTTGAAGGAGAAGAAAGTGTAGAAAGTTACTGGACAACCCCAAAAGACGATTTTGGATACCCAGCATATACAAAAACCACTAATAAACGTGGTAATGTTGCTGATTTAAAAGTTATGAATAATGATAGCATAAAAGTTTCAACAATTGTCGATGGAGTATTAAAAGAAAAAACGACTTTAAGTGATGCAACAGGTCATATCACTTATAGAATAAAAGATAAAAAGTTTAAAGATATACAATTAAAATTTAGTTCAAATAAACCATTTGGACTTTTTTCATGTACTCTGCAAGGTTTTGTAGCGGGTTACTTAAAAAAGTAGAAAGGAGAGTTAAAAATGGATGATAGATTAACTTTGATAGAACAAGAAAAACAAAAAGCATTACAAGATAGTAATAATTTGTATTCTAATTTGCAAGAACAAAATCAAAATTTATATAATCAGCAAAAAGAATATGCTAATGAGCAAGAAAGATTACAAAATGAAGCACTGGATAAACAATTAAGTTTTAGAGAAGATCAAATAGAAAAGCAAAAAGAAACAGCTAGAGAAAACAAACATCAAGAAGGAATAAAAGCTAAGAATGATTATACTGGATATACAAATCAATATGGGCTTGAAGCAGAGAATTTAGCATCACGTGGACTACTTAACAGTGGCGTAAGCGAAACAATGAAATTAGGTGCTTATAATAGCTACCAAAACAGACTTGCTAATGCTAACAAAACTATGCAAGATGCAATAACTGAATATGATAATTCAATGAATGAAGCTAGAGTTAATTATGATACTAAAAAGGCAGAAAATGCATTCGAAAAGTTGAAATTAATGCTGAGTTATGCAAAAAGTTATTATGACACTAATGCAACATTAGGACAAAATCAATTACAAAATAATCAGAATTTAAACAGCGAATATAATAATCAATACAACACTATTAGAAATCAACTTCAAAACGAAAAAGAATTAGAAGAAAGAATTAGACAATACAACGAAGATATGGCTTATCAAAGAGAAAAAGATGCAAAAGATTTAGAATATCAAAGAGAAAGAGATAGAATAGCTGATGAACAGTGGCAGAAAGAATATAATTTAACTCGTTATAAAGCATATAACAACAGTTCTAATAATAGTTACGAACTAAGCAATAATGATAAAACTAATAATAGTAATTCTGAATTGACTGGGCAAACTACTGAAGAACCTGAGTATGTTTCTTCATCATTATGTCCTAATGGATTAACAAAAAACGGAATAAAATATTATACAAAAATAGACAATACAGCAAAAGATGGAAAAGTAGAACTATCTAAACTCGAAGAAATATTGCAAGAAGGATTAGATAAGAAAAAAATTACTGAAACAGATGTAAATAAAATATTAAAAAGTTTTGGTTTGTAGGAGGTGCTTTTAATGAGTACTATTAGAGAAAGATTGAATTTAAACAACGCAAGTACGATAAGAAGTAGATTAGGTATTCAAGACACTGATACAACATCTGTTTCCACTTACAAACGAAGATTTGACTATCAAAAAGAACAGTTAAACAATATACAAAAAGAACTAACTTTAGCTAAAGGAAAGGTTGTAAATAAAAATCTTTTAAATCAAGGAATTGATACCTCAAAACCAGGATTTGGTGTATCTAGAAAAAATAATGATTTATTAAAAAATAACTATACAACAATGGAAGATACTAGTAAAAAGATAATGAATGAGTATCAAAACGCTGAAAAAAATTCTGAAATTAAAGAATTGAGACAAAAGCGAAAAGAACAAGAATCAAAAACTGGTTATGCAGAGTATGACTATAACAAAAAGAGAGTAGCTGAAGATGAAGTTACATTGTTTGACAAAACACTTGGTAGAGGAATAAATGCGATATATGACTTAGTGGACACAGTAAATGACCCATATGTTACTTATGATGAAAATGGAAATAGAACATATTTAGATACATACTCTCAAATGAAAGAACAAAAAGTGTCTGAAAATTATGACTCTAAAATTGGAAAGTTTCTAGGAGATGCTTTCTATCAAGTATCTAAAATAGGTGCTTCTACAGCTGGAAACTTAGTTGCACCAGGTGCGGGTACTGCGCTTTATTGGGGTAATATGTATAGAAACAATTTAGAGAGTGCAAAAAAAGAAGGTCATGGTACTGGCGAGTCAATGTTATATGCAACAGCTGGTACTTTGCTTGAATTTGCTACTGGTAAAGTATTAGGTAGTGCAACTAAAAGTTTGACAGGCGGAAAAACAAATGAATATAATAAAGCATTAAAAGGTGCAGTAAGCAAATTGATTAAAAACCAAACTATTCAAGACTTTTTAGCTAATGCCGGAAGTGAAGCAACCGAAGAATTTATTCAAGAATTTGCCGACAGATTTTTGAAAAACACAATACTGGGCGAAGATAACAAAGTATTAAGTGTTGATACATTAAAAGACGCTTTATATAGTGCGGGAATCGGTGCAGTAAGTGGTGGTATACTTGGTGGTAAAATAGAAACAGAAAATGTTTTAAACTCAGAAAATGATTTAAATAATAAATCAGGAGTGAAAAACAAGCCCAATGTAGACCAAATAGTTAAGCCTAGTACAAATACTAAATCTAATGAAAACATCGCTCATACTTCAAGCAATGTAGTTCAAAATTTAAATAAACAAGAAGAAAATGTAACTGAAAGATTAGAAAAAATAAAACAGTTACAAGAAGTAGCAAAACAGAATAAAAAATATGATAAAATAAATGAAGTTTTAGAAGAATATAGAAATATTCAAGAAAAACAAAATGAAACAATTAAAAACATAGAAAATAATCAAAATAATTTAATTGAACAAATAAATAGTGAAACACAACACCCAAAATATGACTTAACTATTGATGAACAAAACGAATTAAGAGCACTTAAAGAAACTGATTTAGCTATGGGATTAGATGAAAAAGAAAACACTAGATTAAATTATTTAGAGAAAAAACAAAATGGATTAATAAAATATCCAGATTTAATCGGCAAAAATTCATATGAAAACATTAAATCTAATTATTGGAATTATAAGAATAGTCTTGATAGTTATAATCCTGCGCTTTATAACAAAATCAAAGAAGTGACACCTAGTTATAGAAATACTGGAAGAATGACTAAAAATGAATGGTTAGGGCTTGCTAAAAACATAGGTAATAATTTCAAAGGAGACTCACAAAGTTTAGAAAAATACGCAGTTCAAACTTGGTTCTATGCTTCTCCACAAAACAATTTAAACAGACAAGGTAAGAAGTTTGTTAAATTTGATATAGGAGAGTGGCTTACAAGTTTCTATGAAGGTGCAGGAGTAGGTACAGAAATAAATATACCTAAAAAGGCAAATACAAATGCTCAAGTAAATTATAGTATGTCTAACTTACCTATGTCTTCTTATAATTATGTAGAGAGTAATAACACTAAAATAAATGAATTAAGAAAATCAGCAAGTCAATATTTAAATAGTAGTGAAAAAACTATAAGAACTATTAATTTAATGGAAAAGATAATAGCTGATAAAGACTATACAATAAGGTTTAATCCTAATATCACAAATGAAAGTGGAATACCAGTAAATGGTTTGATAACAAAAGAAAATGGTCAAGTAATTATTGAATTAAATCCTAATGCAAATAATTATGTTGAATTCTTAATTGTACATGAAATAACTCATGACATTGCGACAAAGGAAATGAAAGAACTTATTCTTGATTATGCTAAACAAGATTCTAAATTTGAAAAATCATTAGAAACACTAAAAGAAAGATATAAAACTGATGATGTATCAGATGAAGTGGTAGCGGATGTTTGTGGAGAGTTATTTGGAAATAGAGAATTTATTCAGTCAGTTGTAGAAAAGAAACCTAACATATTTATGAAAATATTAAACAATATTAGAGAACTTGCTAAAAAGATTAAAGCTAGCAAAGCAAAATAATATGTAAGTTTTGTTGAAAAACTAAAGACTATGTGGGAAGATGCTTATTATAGTAATGAAAGTAAACTAAATGAGACTAAATATTCTACTATTGGACTTAAAGGTGCTAAAAATTTAAGTAAAAACAATAATACAAGAGAATATAAAAAACTATTTAATAGGCAAAAACAGGCAGAAGATATTCATAATAACAGCACTGACACATTAAATAATACCAACATAAAATCAAAAAGAGAAACTGGTTGGTATAAAACTAAATATGGAGACTGGGGTACATTAATAACAGATAAAGACGCAAAATTAATCAAAACATTAGAGCCAAATAAAACTTACAGGTTAGAAGAAATATTAAAACATGATTTATTATATCAAGCATATCCAGAATTGAAAAAAATAAAAGTTACTACCGAAAGTTTTAATAAGAATGCTTTAAAGGCTTATGGCTATTATAGTCCGTTTTTCTTGGATAAAGGGATATATTTAAATAATTACTGGATTAATAAGGGTGTAAATTATAAAGGAACACTATTGCACGAAATTAATCATTATATTGAGGGATATGAAAAATATAATAAAAAAAGCCGTGGAGCAAATTTAATTGAAAAAGATAGAAAAAATAATCTTGGCGAAATTATTTCGGATGAAGCAAAAATATATTCAGAATTTACACAAGAGGAATTAAATGATATAATTGATTTAGAGCAGATGAAAGAAAATCCAAATTATAAGAATTATTCACAAAGATTAATTCAAAGAAATAATTTAGATTTTAAAAAAATTAATGAGGATGTGATTTCTAAAGATGATAATAATTCATTGGTTCCAAAGAATAATACAGAAAATATTATTTATACGAAGAAAAAGAATGGAGAAGAAAGGCAAAATAATCGTTTAAAACTATATGATGAAGAACTAGATAATAGTTCTTTTTCTTTGGAACAAAGAATATCGGGTGATGAATTATTAGATGCTCAAGATTTAATAGAAGAAATTAAATCAGTTGGAGCGAAAGTAGATAAAAATGGTTATGTAACACTATATCATCAAACTACTGCAGAAAATGCCGATAAAATAAAACAAAGTGGTAAAATGTTTGCTAAAGAACCATATGTTTACTTTAGTACTTCGGAAAATGCTAGTCAAGCAGAAGGTAGAGGATATACTAAGTTAGAATTTAAAATACCAGCAGAAAAACTTATTTTAGATGATATATTTGATGATAATGCAGATGTCAAAGTAAAATTAAATGGTAACAAAGAATTAGATGTATCAAATTATATTGTTAATAATACTAAGTATTCACAAAGCACAGACGAATGGAACAATTATTTAAAAGAAAATTTTCCATCATCGGGAACAAAAACTAAAATGTCTGATATTAAGTTACCTGTTAGAGAAGATATAAATAAACAAAATAATAAAAATAATCTTTCGACTAAAGAAAATCTAATAAAGAATACTGAAGAACTAGCAACTATCTTAAAAGAAAAACCAAAAACTATAGAAGAAAAAGACAATTGGTTAAAGAAATTAGCAACTATTAAATTTATAGATAAAGGTTATTATGTTGATAAACTAGCAAGACAAACTAAAAACAAAGAATTAAGTTCTAAATATGATTATTCTTTACTTGCTAACGGAATTGCTAATCAGATAATTGGTAATGGTAGAGTTGATGAAAAAGGTAATAAAGTAGGCAAGGGCTTATATGAAATATTTGAGCCTATAGAAAATAGTGGGTTACTAGATGAGTTTAGCAATTATATTTATCATAAACATAATGTTGATAGAATGAGTCTTACAAGCAGATTTCAAGAAGATAATAAAGCAGTATTTGGAGAGAGTATGACTTCTGAAATGTCCGATAAAATTGTAAAAGATTTAGAAAAAAAATATCCGGAATTCGAGTCATGGGCTAAAGATATTTACGAATATAATCAAGCAAACTTAAAAATGCTTGTCAAATATGATGTTATATCTGAAGATAGCATGAAGTACTATAATAAAAAATATCCTCATTATGTTCCTACAATTAGACATAATGACAAACCTAAAATTCAAATGGATATGCTACTTGGTAAGAATGCTAAAGTTAATAGCCCTATTAAAAAGGCAAGGGGTGGTAATGGAGATATTATCCCATTAAAAGATGCTATGGCATTAAGAACAATGCAAACGGTTAACTCTGCTCTTAAAAATAACTTTGGTTTAGAATTATTAAATACTATTGCTACAGATGTTTCTACTTCAACTGAAAGTGTAGATACAATAGTAGATGAAATTAACGTAGATGAATTACTTCAAAAAAGTGATAAAAAGAAACCAGCTTCAATGAGCGTTTTCTTGAATGGAGAAAAAATTACTTTTGATATATCTGATGAAATATACGAAGCACTTAAACCTAGTAATATATACACTTCTAAAGTATTGAATAAACTAAACAATATAAGAAGAGGTTTACTTACTGAATATAATCCTACATTTATGATAACTAATCCACTTAAAGATATTCAAGATGGCAGTATAAATAGCAAACATCCTGCAAAGTTTGCCAAAAACTTAGTTGAGGCAACAAAGCAAATAAAAAATAAAGGAATGTATTATCAACTATATACTGCTAATGGTGGTTCTTATGAAACGTATTTTAACTATAATACTGGTACTAATATAGCACCTAGTAAAATAGATAAAATAGCACCTCTTAAGAAAATAAGCGAGGCTAATGAATTGATAGAGATGACACCTAGACTTGCTGAATTTATTTCTTCAATAGAAAGTGGAGATAGTATAGAAACAGCAATGTATAATGCATCAGAAATAACCACTAACTTTAAACGTGGTGGAGACATTACAAAAACACTTGATAGAAATGGCGTGACTTTCTTAAATGCCGGAGTACAAGGAGCCGTAAAGCAAATTAGAAATATTCAAGAAGCAAGAACAGAGGGTATCAAAGGAATCTCAAAATTAGCGGTTAGATGGACAATTGCAGGACTTGCCCCAACACTTCTTATGGGTATGATATGGGATGATGATGAAGATTATGAGGAATTATCTGACTATATTAAAAATAATTACTACATTTTAGGAAAATATGATAATGGGAAATTTATTAGAATGCCAAAAGGAAGAGTAGTCAGTGTTCTTCAGAATTTTTTTCAAAATGTAATCAATGGTTCTAGCGGAAAAGAAATAGACTTGGATGGCTTTATAGATTTACTAAATAATAATATTTTACCATCTGACCCTAGTGAAAGTAGTTTAATAGCGCCATTAAAGCAAGCTGCTAAAAATGAGACTTGGTATGGTGGAGAATTGGTACCAACAAGACTTCAAAACTTACCTAATGCTGAACAATATGATGAAAGTACAGATAGTATAAGTATATGGTTAGGGAAAAAACTTAATATAAGTCCATATAAAATCAATTATGTATTAGACCAATATGCGGGTGCAATTGGAGATTATACGTTGCCATTCTTAACGCAACAAGCTGAAAGTGGTACAGATAGTGTTTCTGGTAAACTTTTAGCACCTATTAAAGATAAGTTTACTGCGGATAGTGTGTTTAAAAATCAAAATGTTTCTGATATATATAGTTTGAGTGAAGAATTAACAAAAAAATCTAATAGTGCTACTGCTACTAATGAAGATATAATAAAAAATAAGTATATAAATTCCATAAAAAGTGAAATGAGCAATTTATATGCAGAAAAAAGAAAAATTCAAAATTCTAGTCAAAAAGATAGTGCTAAATTTAATAAAAGCAGGGAAATTCAAAATCAAATTAATAAATTAGCAAAAACTGGATTAAATAGTTATGAGAATGTAGATTTAAGTGATGATTACGCTGTTGTCGGAGATAAGGAATATTATTTGAATAAAAATGAAGAGTGGACTAAAGTTGACAAAACATCCACAAAATAT